TTAGCCGCGGGGCGTCCGGCAGAGGGCTGGAGCCCTTATTACGAAAGAAAGGAGGAGAACCCCCATGAATGAATACGCGAAGAAATCCATTTTGGAGATGGCCCGTGGCGGTTTTCTGGAGGTCACAGATCTCGAGATGACCAAGGCGATTGCGAACATTATGGATCCCAACACCTCTGCAACGGCCAAGCGCAAGATCACCGTTACCATCGAACTGAAAGCGGATGACAGCCGGCAGAATATCGGCGTCAGCTATACGGTCAAATCCGCTCTGGTACCCACAAACGCTGTGACCACCATGCTGTATGTGGCCGACGAGGAAAATGTTGTGGAGATGGTCCCGCAGATTCCCGGCCAGTTCGGAATTGCCGGAACCGAACAGGAAGCACCCCCGGCGCTCAAACTCGTTAAATTTGCCTGATGAGGAGACAACACCATGCTGAAAGAATTTATCGAACACATCCAGAAGACCACGCAACCGCTCATTACCACGGTGAACGGCTCCACCTTCCGCATTACCGATGACGGTAATGTAAAGGAGATCCTGCCCACCATTTTCCATCCGGACACACTGGACTTGAACAGTCTGGACGCGCTGGTAACGATGGTCAGAACCGAAGCCAGCGAGATGGATGCCCCGCTGTACATCGCCGTTCCGGACTGCAAGACTGTCCGCTGCTTCGGCCAGTCCAGAGATTATGACGAGCGCTGCTTCCGGCAGGTCTATTATGAAGCACACGCCACAGACGTTCCCGGTTGGGAGGCAAAGACCGCCCTCGGTTTTGAGGAAGCCCAGATCGCACTCCGCACCCGCTTCCAGGAAACGCCGGATACGCTCTATGCCATGAAGCTGGTCAGCGACATCTCTTTGGGAGCCAAGGTGATCTACAACGATAACGGGATCGCCACCACTATTACCACTCAGAAGGGAGTAGCACTCCAGACCAACGAGCAGATTCGCCCGCTGGTGAAGCTCCGGCCCTATCGTACCTTCCAGGAAGTCGAGCAGCCGGAGAGCATCTTCCTGATTCGCGTCAGTGACCGGGGTATCAGCTTCATTGAGGCTGACGGCGGCATGTGGCGTCTGACTGCCCGGGAAACCATCAAGAAGTATCTGGAAGGCAGACTGGAGCAGGAAGTGTCTGAAGGTTCCGTCCACGTTGTTCTGTAAAAAGAAATGCCCCTGGCAGGTCTCGCACACCTGTCAGGGGCAGATCGGCACCATGCCGAACAACTTCACCCCTATCATAGGGGTAGAAAGTGAGAATGTCAATGAAAACCACAAAAATTACGATCAAAAACCTGTTTGGCATCCGGGAGACTACCCTTGATGGGAAGTCCGTGGAGATCTCCGGCCCCAAGGGGAGCGGAAAGACGTCTGTGCTGGATGCCATCCGTTATGCCCTCACCAACCGTTCTGACCGGGACTATATCGTTCACCAGGGCGCCGATGAGGGCGAAATCATCATTGAGACCAATACCGGCCTGTCCATTGACCGGAAGGCCCTGCCCGCCAAATCCGCCGGCACGGTGAAGGTGCGGGACGGCTCCATGCTTCAGACAAGACCAGCTGAGTTCTTGGCCCAGATCTTCACGCCGCTCCAGTTGGATCCGGTGAAGTTTACGCAGCTCTCCCGTCAGGAGAAAAACCGGGAGATCCTGAACCTCATTGAATTTCAGTGGGATATGAATTGGATCAAAGAGCAGTTCGGTGAGATCCCGCAGGGTGTCGATTACTCCAAGCATATCCTTGAGGTCCTGAATGATATTCAGGCGGAAAACGGAATCTATTTCCAGTCTCGGCAAAACATCAATCGGGATATCCGCAACAAGCAGGCTTTCATTGCCGATATTGCCAAGGATATTCCGTCTGGCTATGACTATGACCGCTGGAACAATTATCCATCCGGGGAGAAATACCGGGAGCTGGAACGGCTGCGGGAACAGAACAGCCGTATTGAGCGGGCAAAGGCATTCCGCAGCGGCTATGACGCCAAACTCCGGGGATTGGAAGCGCAGCGGGATATGGATCTGGCTGCCATTGACAGTGATATTGCCAGAGAACGTGCATCCTTGACCGGCACGATGGAACGCCTGAAAGCGGAGCTGAAGGCCACGGAAGAAAAATTGTCCGGCATGGAACAGCGCCGGCATGAAAAGGCCGATGTGGTGCAGTCCAAATATGAGACTGCCACAGCCAAGCTGGAGAAGGATATGGGCGTTGCGGCGGATTACGCAGGCCGGGAGCCGGTGGACACCACAGCCCTTTCGCAGGAACTGGATACCGCCGAGGAGATGCGGAAGCACCTCAATGAGTACCAGCGCATGGTAGCCATGCAGGCGGAACTGGAAGATCTCACGGAGCAATCCTCTGAGTTCACCCGGAAAATCGAGCTGGCCAGAGAGCTGCCGGCGAAGATCCTTGAAACCGCCAAGATCCCCGTGGAGGGCCTGACCGTGGAAAACGGCGTGCCGCTGATCCGGGGCCTGCCCATTTCCAATCTCTCTGACGGTGAGCTGCTGGAGCTGTGCGTGGATATTTCTGTCAGTAAGCCCGGCCAGCTCCAGATCATTCTCGTGGATGGCGCTGAGCGGCTGGATAAGGAGAGCCGGGATCGGCTGTACGCCAAGTGCAAGGAAAAGGGCCTCCAGCTGATTGCCACGCGGGTGACGGACTCCGATGCGCTGGAGGTGACAGAGCTGTGACTGCTGCGGAACGTTTACAGGCTGAAAAAGAGCGTCTCCTCACAACTACCGGCTTTTATGTCCCACCGTATAGAATGGCAAACCTGATGAAGGCCGCAGCCAAGATCATGGATATCATCATCAAGGCGGATACCAATATTTGCTACGAGGAATGCCGTTTTATTATGGCTATCGTGGATGCTGCTATTCCAAGAGTATCAGATCAAACGGAGGAATGTAATCATGATGACGAAAGATAGACTGCGCCAGCTGACCGGAGATGAGCGTCTGGGCCAGATGCGGGAATCCGAATATCTTGGAGCCGAAGACATCGATGACGGTGTGGAGCCGGTACTCACGATTGCCGGCCTCTGGTATGGATCCGTGACGCTCCAGCGTGGAAAAGAGAACAAGGACGTGCTTTCCTTCACGGAAGAACGTGTGCCGGGCGTTATGCAGGTCCGGCCGCTGATCGTCAATTCGACCAATCGAAAGACGCTGCGAAAGCTGTTCGGCGACGCCAAGGCATCCACGCTGGTTGGCAAGCAGATCCAGCTTTTTGTGGATCATAATGTCCGGGACCCGCAGGATGGCGGTATGACTGACGGCATCCGCATCCGGCCCTATAAGCCCCGCGTGCAGAAACAGGAACCGGTACCGCCCTGTACGGACTGCGGACAGGAGATCACCCCTGCCATGGGAAAAGATGCCCGCTGGCTTGCCGGCTATACCATCAAGCATTACGGCGTTCCCCTCTGCGCGGCTTGTGCTCAGAAGCGAAAGGAAGCTGCGTCCGCTGCGGAAACACAGCAGGAAGCTGAAACCGCTGCGGAAATGCAGCAGGAACTCGATCCTGAGCACATCCAGGTCGATCCGGAGACCGGGGAGGTGCTGTGATGTCCCTACCTGTTGTTACGGCTGAGAATTATTACTCGCCTGAAATGAACATGGCCTACATGGGCTCCACGCAGTTTAAGGCTTTCGAGAAATGTGAAGCGGCGGCGCTGGCGGAGCTGAAGGGGGAGTACCATCCCCCTTCCTCCACGGCCCTTCTGGTCGGCGGCTACATTGACGCATGGTTTTCCGGGGAGCTGCCTCTTTATCAGGCACAGCACCCGGAGATCTTCAAGCGGGACGGTACATTGAAGGCTGAATATCTCCGGGCTACCGAGGTAGTTGTGCGTATGCAGTCGGATGAGCTTTATATGCTTCTGATGTCTGGCAGGAAACAGGTCATCCGTACCGGCGAGATTGCCGGTGTGCCGTTCAAAATCAAAATCGACAGCCTGCTGGATGGCGACACCTGCAAAGCCATTGTGCAGCGCTTCCCTAATACGGCAGCCGCACTGGGCTTTTGTGATGGGGCCATTGTAGACCAGAAAGCCATGAAGGATATGACGGATGTGTGGTCGGCCGAGGATCACTGCAAGATCCCGTTCATCGAGTTTTACGGCTATGATATTCAGGGAGCCATCTATCAGGCCATCGAGGGCAATATGCTGCCGTTCGTTCTGGCAGTTGGCACAAAGGAAGAATCCCCTGATCTGGAGGCCCTTTACATCGCAGACGAGGACCTGGCTGCCAAGCTGGCTGAAGTGGAGGACCGGGCGCCGCGATACCAGGCAATCAAGGAAGGTCGCATTCAACCGACCCGCTGCGAGCATTGCGACTACTGTAAAGCCACCAAGCACCTGACTGCCATCCTGAATTACAAGGAGCTGGCCGCGGATGCCTGGGAATGATCTGGCCCGACAGATCAAGGAACGTTTGACAACTCGTCAGGTGGTGGAGCTGTATGGCTTTCATCCGGATCGCGGCGGTTATATCCAGTGTCCCTTCCATACCGGAGACAACCACGGAAGCCTGAAAGTCTACGACGGCAGTAAAACCGGCTGGCATTGTTTCGGATGCGGCGCCGGCGGCAGCGTGATTGACTTTGTAATGCGGCTGTTTGGACTCAGTTTCGCGCAAGCGTGCCTGAAGCTCAACTGTGATTTTGGGCTTGGTCTCACCGGCGAGCGTCCCAGCATGGCAGAGAGATCCGCTCTGCTGGAAGCTCGCCGGCGAGAAGCGCAGGAAAAAGAAGCCGCTGCGGCGTTGTATCGAGAGAAAGCGGCAGAATACCGACAGTTATGGGAAGCTCAAAAATTTCTTTCCCCGGATATCGTCGGATACATCCATCCTCTGTATGCGGAGGCGGTCAAGAAACTACCAGTCCTTGAATGCTGGCTGGATCAGAATATAGGGAGATAGCTATGAGTGAAGAATGGAGCTTCGAAAAAGATGATTTTTTAACCACAACGCCGTATGAGGCGCTGTATGCGTATCACAAGGAGCCTTTCACTCATGCGGCCAAGATGGAGGAACTGGCGGCATATTCCGTTTCCAAGGGATTTAAAGGCTTCAAGACCATGTACAAGAAATACGTGGAAAGTCTGAAGGCCCAGAGCGGCACCATTTATATCGATAACGTTACCAACTTCACGAACCAGCCGCTGGAGCTCAATGCCGGCGACTGGGAGGCAGATGACAGCGGCATTTTTAAGAAGAACGGCTATAACGATGAGGTTGCCTGTCCGCATCCGATCATGCCGGTGGAACGGTTGGTGAATATTGACACGGGTGAAGAAAAGCTTCAGCTGGCATTCCGGAAGGGCACCATCTGGAGAAAGATCATCGTCAGCAAGACGGTGCTGGCCAGTTCCAATAAGGTCACGGAGCTGGCTGGCTCCGGCATTGCGGTGACCAGCCAGAACGCCAGGGCTTTTATTCAGTACATCTCCGACATGGAAAACATGAATTATTACCTGATTCCGGAGAAAAAGAGCATCGGACGCTTCGGCTACATACCGGACGAGGGCTTCTCTCCCTTTGTTGACGGCCTGATTTTTGACGGTGACGCCAACTTCAAGGCGATGTTCCAGACGGTCCGGAGCCGGGGCTCTGAAGCAAAATGGTTGGAAACGGCGGCGGAGGTTCGGGAGATGTCCACAACGGCAAAGATCATTCTAGCAGCATCCTTTGCTTCCGTTCTGCTGGAACCGCTGAACTGTCTCCCATTCTTCGTCCATTTATGGGGTGTCGATTCCGGAACCGGTAAGACAGTGGCTCTGATGGTGGCCGCCAGCGTATGGGGAGACCCTGCTGTAGGCGCTTATGTCAAGACCTTTGACGGTACCGTGGTCGGCATGGAGAAGACAGCCGCGTTTCTGAACAATCTGCCATTCTGTCTGGATGAGCTTCAGCTCGCTAAGGACAGCAAAGGCCGTACTACATTCGATGTTTATAAGCTGGCACAGGGCGTTGGCCGAACCCGTGGCAACCGCTCCGGTGGCGTGGATCTGACGCCAACATGGAGGAACTGCATCCTGACTACGGGTGAATCTCCCTTGACGGGCACGGCCAGCGGCGCCGGCGCAGTAAACCGTGTTATCGATATTGAATGCAAGTCTGCCCAAGCGGTTATTAAGGACGGTATGCGGATTTCCGGTGCAGTGAAGCGGAATTACGGTTTTGCCGGAAGAAAATTTGTGGAGCGTCTTTATCAGCCAGGCGTAATAGATCAGGTATCAGAACGGTACCGGGAACTGTTTCGGATCCTCAGTGACCGGGACACCACGGAGAAACAGGCCATGGCCGCTGCCGCAATCATCCTGGCGGACGAGCTGGCCTGTCAGTGGATATTCTCCGGCCAGCAGCCGTTGACGATTGAGCAGGTATCGGAGTTCCTGGCATCCAAAGCGGCGGTATCTGCCGGTGACAGGGGTTATAAGTACCTGTGCGACTGGGTTACGCAGAATTCCAATAAACTGTGCGGCCGCTCGGAGAACCCCAATATAGAGGTCTTGGGCGCATTGGAAGATGGGCGGGCATATATCATCCGCTCTGTCTTTGAACGTATCCTGCAGGACGCAGGATACTCGACTGCGGCCATGATTTCATACCTGAAGCAGTCAAACTTGATCGAGACCCGGGGACGGGCCAACACCAAGGGAAAGCGGATCAATGGCCTCCCTACGGAGTGTTTCTGTCTGCGGTTGCCCTCGGTTGAACTGGATGATGAAGCTGACCCGGATGAGCAGCCATTATAGTGTGGAACTTGAGGAACATGTGTGGAACCAGTGTTCCACAGGCTGTAACCGTTGCGGCACAAGGGCTACAACATCATTTTTAGAGGGGTGTGGAACTGTGGAACAGAAAATACAGCATATATAAGAATGTGCGTGTGTGTACGTTTGTTCGAGTAATTTATATACACACATTTTCGTGGAAATTTTTGAAAAATTTGTTCCACGGTTCCACGGTTGACCTGTATCCGTTGTGGCACAAGGCTTTCAAGTGTGGAACACAAGTTCCACGCTGTTCCACAGTTCCACGTTTTTTTGGAGGAAAATTATGGAACTAAGGCCATATCAAGCCGAATGTATTGAAACCATCGAGGCGCAGCCGCCTGGTGCGTTCCTCGCCCAGATGGCAACAGGCCTCGGAAAAACAGTTACTTTTGCGAATATCCCCCGGCACGGGGAGAGAATGCTGATCCTGTCCCACCGTGAAGAACTGGTGGAGCAGCCGCGCAAATACTTCAACTGCTCCTACGGCATTGAACGTGCCCAGCAGCACAGTCACGGCGAGGAGGTTGTCAGTGCCAGCATTCAGACGTTGGCGCGCCGTCTGAGCGACTTCGATCCGGAGGACTTCCGTCTCATTATCTGCGACGAGGCCCATCACGCAGCTGCCAGCACATACCGGAAGATATTTGATTACTTTCGCCCGGAGAAGCTGATCGGCTTCACCGCAACGCCAAACAGAGGAGACAAGGTTCGCCTGGATACGGTCTTCAGCAAGATCATCTTCCAGAGAGATCTGCGCTGGGGAGTGAAGAACGGCTATCTCTGTGATATCCATTGCCGGCGGGTAGACATTGGGTTCGACATCACCGCAGTTCATACCCGCCGGGGCGATTACGCACCCGGCGAACTGGATCAGGCCATGGACGGCACCGCAGATGCCATTGCACAGGCTTACAGAGATATGGCTGTGGGCGCCACGCTGATCTTCGCTGTCAGTGTACATCAAGCTGAAGAAATTGCCAAGAGGATTCAGGGTGCTGTGGTGGTTACCGGCGAAACCAAGAACCGTTCCGCCATCATTGATGCTTTTACTGCCGGCGAGATTCCCTGCATCGTCAACTGCATGGTATTCACCGAGGGCACCGATATTCCTCGGGTGGAAACGGTCATCGTGGCGAGGCCGACGCAGTCAGAAAGCCTATATGCTCAGATGGTAGGGCGCGGCCTTCGGCTCTATCCGGGAAAGCAGCGTCTGGAGCTGATCGACTGCGTGGGCATTACCGGAAAGGCGTCCCTGTGTACGGCACCCTCCTTACTTGGTATCGACATGGATAATGTGCCGAAACGGAAAGAGAAGGATATCGAGGGAGATCTGTTTGAACTGCCGGAGAAGATCGAGGTAGCCTCCGATTCTCCGGAAAGCTGGGTGAAGAACATCCACCTGGTAGATCTGTGGGCACAGGAAATGAAGTATCAGACTCATGACGTTAACTGGTTCAAGATGCCGGACGGCTCACTGGTGTGTTCCCTGGCTAATAAGCAGCGTATGACAATCCCCTGCCCGGATGCTTTGGGCATGGTAAATCTACCCAACGGTTCCCGCTGCGGGATGCAGGAAGCGCTTGACCGGGCATACCTTACGCTGATCCGGGACCATCAAAATGATCGGATGTTATGGGATCTGCAGGCCGTGCGGAAATGGGGAAAGTCTCCCGCAACGGCGAAGCAGCTGGAAATCATCGAAAAGCACTGTAAGGGCTTTGACATCGCCAACCTCAGTAAAGGTGACGCAAGCCAGATCCTGAACAGGCTGTTTAACGCACCGAAGAAGCGGAGGGGTACATGAAATACAAAATTGCAAAGCCGGAAGACCGGGACGCTATGATCGTTATTCTGGCCCGAAACGGATACACCGTACGGCAAGGCAAGGAGAAGAAACCGGGTGACAAGGCTGCAACAGCGTTTGTGGAGGTGATTGAGCATGGCAGGTCTGAGTGAGGCCCAGCATCAGGAAAATGTCATCAAGTGGAGCCAGCAGCCTTCTATCCGCCGGCAGTGGCCGGAACTGGCGTTGCTCCATCACATCCCCAATGGCGGTACCCGTGATGCTGTGGAGGCTAAGCACCTGAAGCAGCAGGGCGTGAAGTCCGGCGTGCCGGATCTCTGCCTACCGGTACCTCGGGGACAGTATCACGGGCTGTATACCTCCAAGGAGCTGACCCTGGATATCAAGGACTTCTCCACGCAGCTGATCTCTCCCGCAATGCGTGCCATTGCCCAGGCCGTGGACGAGGACCTGCTGAATGAGGTTTCCAATATCTCCGCCACCGTCAGCGGCACTGCCAGCCCCACTGATCTGAAGGACATCGCCGACATGTCCAAGGCCCTGGACATCGCCAAGGTCCCCATGGATCAGCGCCGCCTGGTTCTGGATCCCAACCATAAGTACCGTTATGCTCTGACCGATAACCTGTCCAAGGTTGCCTATGCCGGCAACGGTGAGACCCTGCGCAATGCTGAGCTGGGCCGCCTGTATACTCTGGACACCTACATGGATCAGAACTGCCCCGGCTCTCTGGCGACCACTCCCGGTACTGCCACCAGCTTCAAGATCACCGGCAGCAAGGGCGAAATGAAGGTGGCGCTCTCCGGCGTGACGGCAGCCACCGCAACCGTCAAGAAGGGCGACTGCTTCATCCTGGACGGCTACCGCTATCAGAAAGATTCTTCAGACGGAAAGATTCCACTATCTCATTTATTCCTGGAACTACGGAATGGAGTGGAGCCAGCTGATCGGTAAAAGCCGTGAAACTGCACTGGCAAATCTCAAGCAGCAGCTGGAGTCCGCTCTCCTTCAGGATGACCGCATTCTGAGCATAACCGACCTGAATGTGACTGATTCCGGCCGCAGATTTTTGACCGTATCCTTCACAGCAAATACCATCTTTGGAGCGGTTGGAGAGGAGATCACAGCCAATGTATGAAACCCAAACCTTTGAAACTATTATGGACCGCTGTCTTTCCAGAGTATCTTCTTCCGTTGATAAGCGGGAGGGGTCTGTGATCTATGATGCGCTGGCTCCAGCCTGTGCTGAGCTTGCGACGCTGTACACGGAGCTCAGCAATATCCTCGATCGGGCGTTCCCGGATACCGCCACTGGAGAAGATCTCGACCGCAAGTGCATGGAGCGTGGCGTGATCCGCAGGCAGGCCTCCGCTGCTGTCAGAAAGGGCGTGTTCACAAGCTCCAGCGGCGCGGCATTCAGCGTCCCTATTGGAACTCGGTTTTCTGGCGGAGAGATCAACTATATCATCACCGGCGCACTGAATACCCCCGGAGCTTATAGCCTGACTTCGGAGACGCCCGGTGAAATCGGAAACGGCTTTTACGGTACGCTGCTTCCCATCGATTTTGTAGACGGTCTGGCGGGGGCTGAGCTGGAGGATATCCTGATCCCGGGAAAAGACACCGAAAGCGATGACAGTCTGCGTGAACGCTATTTCAACTCTTATGACAATCAGGCATTCGGAGGAAATCAGTCTGACTACAAGGAACGTGTCAGCGCTCTGGCGGGCGTCGGAGGTGTGAAGGTGTTCCGGACGCCTTCCGGAGGCGGCACTGTCGGACTGACCATCGTGGACAGTGAGTGGTCTGTCCCTTCCTCTACACTGATCGCTTCCGTGCAGAACGCCGTGGATCCACTCACTGACCAGGGCAGCGGCATCGGATTTGCCCCCATCGGACACACGGTCACTGTTTCCGGCGTTACCGGCAGAACCATCAATACCAAATTCAAGCTCACTCTGGAGAACAACGTGAGCTGGCCAGATGTGCAAGCGGCCGTTACCGCCGCGATCAGAGGATACTTCCAAAGTCTGATAAAGCTCTGGGCAGACAGTGAGGCGATCACTGTCCGTATCAGTCAGATTGAAACCCGGGTGCTTGCGGTCCCCGGTGTTCTGGATGTGGAAAACACCACGTTGAATGCCGTCGGTGCGAACATTCAGCTTACTGGGACGGAAATCCCTGTTCTGGGAGAGGTGTCCAATGGAACTGCTTGATTATCTGCCTGACTTCATGGCGGGACTGAAAGAAATGCAGGAACTGACGAAAGCTGAACAACCCGAGATCGCGGCGGCCATTCGGGCTGTCCGGACAGCTCCTGATGAGTTCTTTATCACCACGCTCTCCCCGGCCGGAGCGAAACGCTGGGAGGAAATGCTTGCACTCCCGGTTCAGGAAAGCGCGCCGATAGCGGATAGACGCTTTCGCATCCTTACCAAAGCAACTGAGCAGAGGCCATTTACCTTGCGGCGTCTGAAGGAACTGATGACAACGCTGTGCGGAGAAGATGGTTTTACCGTAGCCATGGTTGGCAGCACCTTTACTCTTACCGTACGTGTGATGCTGAAGGTCAAACAGAATTATGACGACGTAGAAACGCTGCTGAATCGGATCGTGCCGGAAAATCTGGTGCTGGATCTGTCCCTGATGTATAACCAGCACCAAACGCTGGCTGCTTTTACGCATGCACAGCTCGCCGCCTATACTCATTATTTCTTGAGAAACGAGGTGCGTCCACATGGAAACAACTGATATCTTGAAACTAAAAAAACCGTCCCAGAACGATTTCTATAACGTCAATGATTTCAATGCCAATATGGATATCCTGGAGGGCGAGGCGGCAAAAGCGAAATCTCGACAGGCAACACTGCTCGTCCATGCCCCTGCAGGCTATAGTATCGAGGTGGTGCATCAGAGTGGAAGCTATACCGCAGTTTCTAACACGGTGGGCAAAGATGCGTATGCCACCCTTACGCTCCCTTTCGGCGGCC